ACCGAGTCCACCAAGAATGCTCTGGCCGAACAAGTCTTCATGCTTACCAACTCGGCCGACGCGAACGATTCAAAGGCTTTTCGAAAGGAGCTGGGCGACCTGCTCTTCCTACTGACGAAGTTGCAGAAGGCGGAGTTGGACAAAGCCAAGCTAGCAGTCGAGCAACAGAAGCTGGCAGCACAACAGGAAAAGAATGCTGATTTCAATCCGCGCGAGATGTACCTGAACATCGCGCAGGATCTGCTCAAGAAGCTGCGCACCAGGGAAAAGGTGCGCGAGGTATTGGACCCGATTCGCGAAGAGTTGATCACCGAGTTCTCACATGGCGCAGAAGCGTACGCAAAACAAATCGAAACGCGATCGGCTTGAGGACGCGCGCGGAATACTCCGCGCCGCATTCCAGGCTGGGCAATCGCAAAATATCACGCAAGGGGGAACGGCTAAAGCCCTCCAGCCGGAGCCTGTTCTCCAGGCGGCGTGGGAGCTCGCAAGCGACATCGATTGCTTTGTGCGGAAGTATCTGCCCCACTACATGGTGGACCAGGAAACAGGGGTTGCGATTGAGCCTGCTGCTTTCCATAAAGAGATCTATGAATTTGCGCTGTCCACGAAGCGTGCGGCGATTGCGGCTCCCCGCGAACACGCCAAGTCCACAGTGATCTCTCTTTTCTTCGTTCTCTATTGCATCTGCTACAAACTGCGTAAGTTCATCGTCCTGATTTCGGATACCGAGGCGCAAGCAATCCTGCTCGTGGGAGCGGTGAAAGCGGAGCTGGAGAGTAACGACGAGCTGCGTAAAGATTTCGGCGATCTTGTGGACTCGGTCAAGTGGGGCGAGCGCGACATCATCACCGCGACGGGGACACGCCTGAGTGCGCGCGGCGCCGGTCAGTCGCTACGTGGCCTGCGTCAGCGCCAGTTCCGTCCTGATCTCGTTATCTGCGATGACCTGGAAGACGACGAACATATTGACAATCCCGACTATCGTAAGAAGCTCGAACGCTGGTTCAAAAACGTTGTATTGAATCTCGGCAAAAAATGCCAGGTGTTCGTCATCGGTACCATCCTGCATTACGACTCGTTGCTCTCACACCTACTTGACGCGGAAAAGTTCAAAAAGTTTCTAAAGCGCAAGTATGAGGCTATCGACGAGGAGCGCACCCCGGAGTCCGTATTGTGGTCAGGTCACTGGAGCTATGAAGATCTGGCTGCGAAAGAAGAAGACATTGGGCTCACGGAGTTCAATCAGGAGTACCGCAATCAGCCGATAAGTTCCGACACGGCAAGCTTCAAAGAGTCGGACATCATCCGTCACTCCTTCACGCGCTCGGAGATAGCGGGCAAGCAACTGGTGAAGCTTACGGGTATTGATCCGGCGATCAGCAAGAAGGAAAAGGCTGATGACTTCGCCAGCGTCACGATTGGCATCGACGAGCACGGCTACATCCTGGTACTGCGCGCCGAGGGTAAACACCTTTCATTCCCGGAACAATGGCGCTTCGTGCTGCAGCGGTTCGATGAAGAGCAGCCAATCGCAATTGGCGTTGAGACGATCGCCTACCAGAAGGCGCTGAAAGAGCACGTTGAGGAAGTGTCACGCGAGACGCAGCGATATATCCCGGTTGTCGAAATCAAGTCCGACACAGATAAGTTCCGCCGCATCGTTGCAATTTCTCCACTGGTCGAAAACGGGACCATACGCTTCTGCCTCGATGGCACGCAAAAGAAGCTGATCAGTCAGCTGTTGTACCTGGGCAAGATCAAAGACGACTTGGCCGATGCGTTGACGATGGCAGTGGCAATGGCGCGCGAGCGTGGCTTCAAGCCTGCCATGGCGTCGAGCACATCGACCGAAGCGCATGGGCGGGATCGCGGGGCAATGAGCCGCGCGGCACAGGAACCGGAGCGAGACGAACTCGCAGAGAGCAATGGACAAGAGTGGGGATCGCGCGCTGCAGGGAATCGCGGCGGCAGCGACCGGAGGTCAGTATGGGCTGGACGCTAAAGAATCTTACGCGGCGACGCGGCGCTTCGATGCACGAGCGCATGGGTATGACGCTACTCGACCTGTCGGGGAACGCTCCACGGCCGCAGGCGTTGGCCCAGGAGCGTGCGGGTATGACCCTTCTCGATTTATCCGAGGCGCGCGAGGCCATGGCTGCAAAGCCAGCGCTCGTGAAGGAAGTCGTCGGTCCGATGCTGTTCACTATGAACGCGGGCGATGGCGAAGATGTTCACTTCCAGCGGATCACCTCGCCAAATAGTCTGCGCGACTTGAACCCGTTCATGCAGCAGCGCATGCAGCAGGTGTGTTTCTACCTGGCTGTGACCAATCCCTTCTGCAAACAGATCATTCGCATGATCACCGCCTTTGTGGTGGGCGAAGGCTTCCAGGTCAACTGCGAAGACGAAGCTACGCAGGAAGTGATCGACAAGTTCTGGAACGATCCGATCAACGATATGGAGAACAACCTCTCGAACTGGCAGCGCGAGAAGTTGATCTTCGGCGAGTTGTGTCTTCCTGTCGCGGTGAATCCGGTGGACGGCTTTGTGCGCCTCGGCTATATCGACCCGGCCGACGTGGCTTCGATCCGCTACGGGTTGCTCCAGACGGGCGATGGCGAGCAGGAGATCTCCATTCCGACGCAGGTTAAGCTCTGCTCGCGGGCGGGCGATCCGGCGGCGCGCGAGCTGGAGATCATCCGCGAGGATGAGGATGTGAGCTCGCCCACCTATGGGCGGCTGATTGGCAAGACGTTCTACTTCGCAATCAACAAGGCGAAGATGGGCACGCGCGGAATCAGCGAAGTGTTTGCTCTGGCGGACTGGGTGGACGTGCTCGATCAGATGGTTTTCGACTTTGCCGACCGCGCGCGGTACCTGAATCAGTTCATCTGGGATGTGACAGTCACCGGCGCGACTGAGAACGAGCTGCAGAAGTTCAATGACGAGTTCGGCCGGACGCCTCCGCGCCAGGGCTCGGTGCGCTGCCATAACGAGAAGATGGCAATCAATGCGGTGACGCCGGATCTGAAAGGCGCTGACTTCGGCGACTCGATCCGCAACGTCAAGCATTACGGTTGCGGTGGCGCGGGCTTGCCTCCGCACTGGATGGGCGATCCCAACGATGCCAATCGCGCGGTAGCCGCCGAGATGGATGGTCCAACGGGAAAGGTGCTGACCGAGCATCAGAACCTTTTAATCCGCGACACCACACAGATTCTGAAGTTCGTGATTGCCCAGGCGAAGTTGCACGGCACGCTGGCAGAGGATGCCGACGAGACGTTCACCATTCAGACGCCGGACTTGTTGATGAAGGACTTCGCCAAGGGCGCGGTGATCCTCCAGGGCGCGACTACGTCACTGGCACTTGCCGAGGATCGCGGCTGGATTCGTGGCGTCACGGCGGCCAGGGCATTCGCCAATGTGCTGACGCAGATCGGCACGGACATCGATGACCCACAGGATGAATACGACCAGGCGCAGAAAGAGCAGCAGGACAAAAAAGCCAGGGACATTAACAACCTCATGCCGCAATCCGCGCTGGCAAATGCGCTGGCCCAGAAACCGGCGCCGGGAGCGGTAGTTCAGAAGGACGCGGCGGACAACGGCGGCGTGCCGCTACAACAGCCGGATGTGGTTGTCAATTAAAAAGTTGTGGAAGTGCCGGAAAAGGCACGACTTGCGAAAGACCGGAAATCGCGCAGAAAGGGCCATAGGGCAATTTCCGGGTAGGTAGGGAGCCGAGCGGCGGAGTAAATCGCAGGGCAATACCGTGTGAGGCCTCACACGGGGGTTAAGGCGAGTGAGCTAACCCGTCAGAAACAGAAATTCTGGATTAAGGAGATTCAAATGCCGGGTGGAGAGCAAATTTCGAATGGATTCAGAACCGAATGCCTGATGCCGGAGTACGAGTGCCACAAAGTGGTACGCGCCGCGAAGGTCACGAAGGTTTACGCGGAGGGCCTCATATCGGATGGCCTGGTGATCTTCGTCCCAGGACCTACGGCGCACACACTTTTCGTCAATGTGGGAAGTGACTGGATAAAAAAGTTCGAGCCTGAAGTTGGTGGCTACCTCGTGATGTATGACGGCGGCTACTTATCGTTCTCGCCTTCTGCAGCTTTTGAAAACGGATACACGCTTGTCTCTGAGGCAAAGAAAAGCTAATGACAGTGAACCAGGAATTCGCGGCGAAGGTAGCTGAGCTGATTGCCCAGACGAAGGATCTGGCTCCGGCTGCCCGTTCGCGCGTCCTGGAAATGTTAGATGCCGCGCGTCGCGAGATCCTCGGTCGCCTGGCAGATACCGACCCTGCCAGCTTCTCTGCCGCCCAGCTCACGGAACTGAAGCGCTCGATCGATGCGGCGATGAATAAGTTCCGCAGCGATGCCACAGCCTTTCTTGAGACGGCCGAGGCGCACGCTGCACGCATGGGCGCCCAGTCGGTCTCACAGCCGCTGGTCTCGGCGGGTATGGAAGCCGTGGCGATGGGCCATGTGAATCCGACAACGTTGTCGATTGCGCAGGGTTACACGGCGGACCTGATCACCAATCTTTCACGCCAGGCGGCGCATGACATCAACGCCGCCCTGCAGCGCGCCTTCCTGGGAGGACAGAGCTGGGACCAGATTGTGCAGCAGATCGGTCGCGGCCTTGGATCCACTGGACGCGTGAGCATCTTCGACAAGATTGGCGAGAAGGCAGCGAGCATCGCCGAAAACGAAATCCTGCGCGTGCATGCCATCAGCGGACAGGCGCGCATGGAAGAGCTTGCGGATCGTCATCCCGATTTGCAGAAGAAGTGGATGCATCTCGCGGTGGCAATGATCCCCAGGTTCTCGCACGAGCTGGCAAGCGGCCAGATCCGTGACGTTACCGAGCCGTTTGAAGTTGGCGGCGAGGAGCTGATGTATCCGCGAGATCCGAACGGGTCTCCGGAGAACACGATCAACTGCCATTGCCTGAGCCTTCCGTATTTCGATGCGGACGCACTCAAGCCAACGGCAGCGCACAAAGCGTTGTTGGACAAGATGGGAATCGCGATCAAGGTCGCGTAAAGGAGAAGACGATCATGGCGGAAGAAACCACAATTCCGAACGCACCGAAGCATCTACCGGCTGCGCTCAAGGCTGAATGGAAGAAGTCTTACGCGGTTGCGTTGAAGAAGGCGCAGGCCGACATTCCCGATTCGGCGATGGCACAGGCGCAGTACGCGCTGCGCGAAGCGAACCGGCTGCTGCAGGTTCCGGAGATCAAGAACTACAAGGCCGCAATGGAACTGCCTCCTCACCACATTGTGAAACGCGAAGTGGTGAAGGGCGAAGAAGGCCACGAGCTGCAGCTTGTGACCTCCGATGGAAAGAAGTACAAGTTCCCGGCTCCTGAGCCGGAAGCTGCAAAATCCGAAACGAAGTAACCACGAGGGAGCGTTCGATGAAGCACAAAACTGTGTTGTGCGTGTGGGATAGATCGAGGGAATTAATCCTCCACGCCCTCGAAGCGGGCGTAGTCGGCGGCGACGGCGAGTCGATCGAGAACCGGCTTGACGAACTGCGCCGCGCTCTCGATGTGAAGTTCGGTGTGGATGAACACGGGTGGTCGAAGTATTCCGTGGTCGAGACCTTTCCCACCTATCTCATCGCGCGCGGCCCGGATGGCGAACTCTACCAGGTGAAGTTCTCGGCCGACGAGTCCGGAGACAGTTTCACCTTCGGAGATCCTCTCCAGGTCGAGACGGCTTATGTCCCGGTTACCCAGTCGGCGCGCTTTGTAATGGAAGCCGCTGCGGATGGCGCCGATCCGCTGGTGTATCCGGTGATTGCCATTGAGGCGGGCTGGGGCGGTGGCACGCTGAATGGTTCTGCTGCAATACCTCACTACTTCACGCAGGAGACGGTAACGCAGATCGCGCAGCTGATGAATAACACCAAGTTCGGCCGGGAACATCCGAAGCAGGGCGACGGCGCCAGTGAGCCGGGCCGGATTGCAGGCTGGTTCGAGGGCGGACGGTTGGATGGCTCGTGTGCTGCTGCCAATCTTCACCTGCTGGAAAGCGAAACGGAGCTGGCCAACAAGTTCAGCGCCGCGCGCAAGGCTGGCAAGCTCGGCGAGCTCTTTGCCCTTTCGATCAATGCATACATCGGCTTCAAGAAGGGCAAAGTCGAAGGCCGTGATGCGATGGTTTCGGGCAAGGTCGCGAAATTGTCGAGCGTGGATCTCTGTACTGAGGCTGGAGCAGGCGGCCGCTTCCTGGTGGCTGCTTCGCGCGAGACGCTCAGCGACATCTCTGAACTTCAAACCCAAGCTGTAAGAACTCACGGCAACGCCGAGGCGGGCCGGGATGAAGGAGAGGCAATGAAGAAGCGCATTTTGCAGGTGCTGGAAGCTTTGCGGGCGAAGAATGCCACTCGCGCCGGCGAACTCACCACGGAGCTGGAGGGCCTGGCGGAAGCCGCGCTTCCCGATTTCCTGGTAAGAGTGACCGAGGCGGCAATGTCCGCAGTAAACGACAACAACAATGCGGCCAACACGGCGCTGGTGAATGAGGCGAATAACACGCTGAAGCTGGCGCAGAAGCTTCAGGCGCAGAACCTGGTCGATCAGAAGCTGGCTGCTTCCAAGCTGCCTTCGGCTGCGGCGAGCCTGGTGAAAGAACATCTCGCCGGTATGCTGGAATCAAATCCTGACAAGATCACCGCTGAGAGCATCGACGCGGAGATCAAGCGCACGCGCGAAGCGTTCGCGGCGTTCAGCAACGTGGGACGCGTCACCGGCGGAGTTGAAGTCGGCGGCGGCAGCGACGCGCTGCAGGACGCGATGGATGCGACCTTTGGCGTGAAGGAAGCAATCACCAAGGGCGCCAAACCGTTCAAGTTCCGCGGCGCGCCCTCGATCACCGCAGCTTACGTGGCGGTCACCGGCGATTCGGATCTCGCCTTCCATAGCGGCATGTTCTCCGTGCGTGAAGCAGCGGACAACATCCAGAGCTCCAACTTTCCGAACATCCTGCTCAACTCGATGACCAAGCGGTTGATCCAGGACTACGCGGAAGTGCCATCGGGCGGCGTGGAAAAGCTCTACACCACGACGACTGTCTCCGATTACAAAACGCAGAACAGGGTTCGCATGGGTTACCTGGGTGACCTTTCGGTAGTGACCGAAGGCAATAACTACACCGAGTTCACCCGGCCCACGGATGACCTGATCAGCTATGGCGTAAACAAGATGGGGAACATCCTGTCGATCACTGAGGAGACCATCCGCAACGATGATCTCGGCAAGATCGCACAGTTCCCTGGACGCATGGCGCGCGCTGCTCGGCGCACGCTGAAGCAGCAGGTGACAAACTTCTTCCTGAACAATCCGGCTTACAACCCGGATGGGTTGAGCTGGTTCAACGCTGCGCACAATAACCTGTTTGCGTTGCCGCTGACACCGGCGAACCTCACCTTGGTTCGCGCGGCCTTGAAGCTGCAGACGGAAAAGGATTCGCTCAAGCCCCTGGCCCTTCGCCTGGAATGGCTGATGATCCACCCCGATCAGTGGGGCACGGCCGTCGCCATCAACCAATCGGAGAGCTGGCCCACCGGTCCTGGAACGTTCTCGGCCAACCCGTGGTATCACGCGTTCGGTGTCAACAACGAAGGCATCATCGAAAACGAGTTGCTGGCCAACGCCAATGACTGGTTCTGGGGAACGATGCCAACGGAATGCCCGTGCATCGAGATCGGCTTCCTCGGTGGCTTCGAGACGCCACAGATGTACATCAATAACAACCCGTCCAACGGCTCGGTGCCGTTCAGTAAGGACGAAATTCAGTACAAGGTGAAGCAGGTCTATGGCGGCAACGTCATCGACTATCGCGGCGTGGGTTACAGCGCGCAGCACTAAACCTTCTGTGCCTGCAGCCGGGGACGCGTAGTGCGATAACCGGCTGCGGATACATGACGAACTCGAATTTAAGAGAGGACAGAAACATGAAAAGGCTTCTAACGTTTACCGCACCAGCTAAGGACTTTGCGTTTGGCTGGCTGCTCGCCTTGCTGCTGCTGCTCTTGATGGTGCCTCCCTTCGCACACGCTCAGGTTGGCTACATTGACGCAACAAGCGGATTCCTGAAGGAGCAAACCTTCCACGCCGCTGGGGTGACTGAGACAGCTAACGGCGCTTCGACGGTGATCGATGTCGGTGCTTATACGGGCTCGGATTTCACCATCAAGGTAACGGCTCTGACCGGAACCAATCCCACACTGGATGTGGCCGCGCAGGCGTGCCAGGACTCGACGACGGCTTATTGCACCAACCTTGAAGTGGCTCCTCAGTTCACTGCCACAGGTGAAGTGCAGATCCACACCAAGGGCTTTGGCCGCTACATGCGCGTGGTGTGGAACATCGGAGGAACGGGTTCGCCTTCCGCCACGTTCTCGGTGTATGCGGCGTTCAAGGCTTTCACCGGGGAGAGCCGCGTTGCACTCGGAGATCCCTGCGAGCTGCCGGGAATTCCGAAGCAGTCTGTTCCGATCGCAATCTCTGCGGCAGGGACCAGCGTGCTCGTGCCTGCTTACAGCTACAAGACTACGAGCGTCTGCGCCATCACCGCGATTTACGCCTCCGGCACTACGCCTACACTCCAGTTCAAAACCGGCACGCAAACCACCACGGCGTGTGACACAGCGGCTGTCACGTTGACCGGAGCAATGAGTATTCCTGCTACCGCCGGACAGGGTATTGTGCTCGGGGTCGGGCATACCCTCATCGCGGCAACGCCAGGCGCGCAGTTGTGCGTTGTGGCGGGCGGTACCACTCCGGTTGTGAACGGTGTTCTCACTTACGTACAGCAATAGGGAGTAAAGACCATGCAGCTTTCCGATCTACAAACCGGTGTCTCGACTGCGATACAGGACCAGGCTGGAAAGCTGCAGGGCTCTTCGATTGCAGCTTTCATCCAGCAGGCAATCCTGCAGCGCTACAGCAAGGATCACCCGCTGAACATGGTTGTCGATATCCCCGGCAACGGCACGAGCGATCTGCCGTTGCCAGCGGGATACGAAGACGGCTTCAGCTACATCACCCAGGTTGAATATCCGGGCGGCCAGGTTCCCGCTGAATGCCTGCAGGATTTCGATTGGCAGATGTACCGCTCGCCTGCAGGGCTTGTCGTGCGCCTGTTGGTTGAAGTGCCTGCGGCTGACGAGCTGGTGAGGATGAGCTTCACCCAGCGCCACGCTCCGGATGCATCGACCATCTATCCGCAG